ATGTTACAAAATCAAATCCAGACATACCAGTTTGGATAAATGATTTGTATGTTCCCTTATATAATTTTTGGGTGCAGTTAAGAGATCGTGGTGAAGAATTATCAGAAAGAGTCCGTGAAGAAAAACAAAATACTCTTGATGAAGGTGATAAAGAAAAAGTAACTGCAAGTGCAAAAAAATTATTCGATAAGTACAAAGAAGAAATTGATACTTATGATGACTTTGAAAAAGCAGTAGCATTTTTCATAATGAATAAATGTAGTTACTCTGGATTGACAGAGAACAGCACATTTTCACCAACAGCATCTAATGCTAATTTTTCATTAGTTGGTGCTGATAAATTAAATGATTTTTCAAAGTTGATTCAACATTGGAAGATTACAAATATTGATTACTCAGAAGTTATGAATGCAGATGGTTCTGATGATACATTTGTATTTCTTGATCCTCCATATGATATTAAAGATTTTTTATATGGTAAGAATCGTGAAATGCATAAATCATTTGACCATAATTTATTTGCAGAAAATGTTTATAAATGCAAACATAACTTTATGATTACCTACAATGTAAATCATCGTTTGATGCAGATGTATGCAGAATATGAATTAAATTTTTGGAATCTTAGATATTCAATGGCACATCGAGGGGAGAAAGGAACTAACGATAATGTTAAACAAGAATTATTGATAACTAACTATAACATAAACCCAGTAACACCAATAGAAGAATTACTAACTACATGACAGAATTCATTCAAAGACATATCGGTATTACCGAAACAGAACAGGCTCAGATGTTAAAAGATTTGGGTCTTTCTTCGTTAGAAGAATTAGTGAGAGAAGTGGTGCCAACTTCGATCTTACTTCGTGGTGATGATAATTTACCAGAACCTTGTAGTGAACAACAGGCACTTGAAGAATTAAAAGAAATTGCAGAACATAATATTGTTAGAAGAAGTTTGATAGGTCAAGGATATTATGGAACAATTACACCACCAGTGATTCTTAGAAATGTATTTGAAAATCCTGCATGGTATACATCATATACACCATATCAGGCAGAGATATCTCAGGGTAGATTAGAAGCATTGTTTAATTATCAAACACTGATTACAGAACTCACTGGACTACCAGTTGCAAATGCATCATTGTTAGATGAAGGAACCGCAGCTGCGGAGGCAATGTTACTTGCTCACAGTCAAAGTAAGAAAAAGGATTTTATAGTTGATGATAAAATATTTCCACAAACATTAGAGGTATTACTTACAAGAGCAGAACCATTAGGTATCAATATAGTTAAAGTTGATTTAGATGAACTTGTTGATTTAGAATCACTTGAAAATGCGTTTGGTCTAATAATTCAGTATCCAAATAATCATGGAGCACTAAAGTATCATGATGGTTTTTTGAGATGTGCTGAAGCATATAAGTGTATGAAGATTGCAATTGTCGATCCACTATGTCAGGTTCTTATGAAACCTGTTGGTGAAATGGGTTTTGACATTGCAGTTGGTAGTATGCAAAGGTTTGGAATCCCTATGGGTTTTGGAGGACCTCATGCAGCATTCTTTGCAATAAGTGACAAATATAAACGTAAGATTCCTGGACGTATTGTAGGGCAGTCGGTAGATAGTCAAGGTAATAAAGCATTACGACTAGCACTACAGACAAGGGAACAACACATAAGACGAGACAAAGCAACATCCAATATATGCACTGCTCAAGCACTCCTCGCAAATATGGCAGGTTTTTATGCTGCTTACCACGGTGCGGAAGGTCTGAAAAAAATAGCAACCAGAGTATTAAGATATAGGCAAACGTTATTATTAGCATTGAAATGGTGTGGTCTAGAAGTTGATGAATCAGAAGGGTTTGATACTGTAAGATTTAAGGGTAAAAAAACTATACAAGATTTTAATGTTCGTTATGAAGATGGTTGGACTATTTTATCATTAGATGAACTTACAACCTTAGAAGAAATATTATTAATTGTTCATTCACAATATGGTGATATTCCTTTTGAGATTACTGATATTAACCAAAATTATGAATGGCTTTCTACACCGATGAGAAAGAAACCTTGGTTGCAACAAGAAGTATTTACTAAGTATCAAAGTGAAACTAATATGATGAGATACATCTATGAATTAGTTCAAAAAGATTTCTCACTTGTGAATGGTATGATACCACTTGGTAGTTGCACTATGAAATTAAATGCAGCATCGGAACTTATGCCAGTAAGTTGGAATGAGTTTGCTAATATACATCCATTTGCACCAGAGGATCAAACTCTTGGATATCAAAGAATTATATTCGATTTACAAGAATGGTTATGTGATATTACAGGATTTGCTGATATATCATTGCAACCAAACGCAGGTTCACAGGGTGAGTACGCAGGTCTTCTTGCAATACAAGAATACCATAAAAGTCGTGGTGATCACAATAGGAATGTATGTTTAATACCAACAAGTGCACACGGAACTAATCCTGCAAGTGCAGTGATGGCAGGTATGAAAATAGTTCCTGTAAATTGTGATGAAGATGGTAATATTGATTTGAAAGATTTAGAGAAGAAGGCAATCATGAATACATTTGAACTATCATGTATCATGGTTACTTACCCATCTACTCATGGTGTATTTGAACCGACTATAAAAGATATTTGTAGAATTGTACATGAGAATGGTGGTCAGGTATATCTAGATGGTGCAAACATGAATGCACAAGTTGGATTGGCAAAACCTGGCAACTATGGTGCAGATGTATGTCATCTTAATTTACACAAAACATTTTGTATTCCTCATGGTGGTGGAGGTCCTGGTGTAGGTCCGATTGGAGTTGCAGCACACTTGATACCGTATATGGATAAGAGAGTATCATCAGCAGAGTTTGGTAGTGCAAGTATTCTTCCTATCAGCTGGATGTATATAAGAATGATGGGTGGAGAAGGATTACGTAAGGCAAGTGAAATTTCATTACTATCTGCAAATTGGCTAGCAAATGAAATTGACACATCATTTAAAGTTTTATACAAAGCAGAGAATGGTCGTGTTGCTCATGAATGTATCTTTGATTGTCGAACTCTACCAGTTACAGCAGAAGATGTTGCAAAGAGATTGATGGATTATGGTTTTCATGCTCCTACATTATCTTGGCCAGTTACAAATACAATGATGGTTGAACCAACTGAAAGTGAATCATTGGATGAATTGAAGAGATTTGTAAAAGCAATGGAAATGATAAGAAGAGAAATTTACACAGATAAAGATATCTTGAAAAACGCACCTCATACCGCAAGGGTTGTAAGTTCTGATAAATGGGTGTATAATTATAGTCGAGAACAAGCAGCATATCCTGTGAAACAGAACAATAAGTTCTGGCCAGCAGTATCAAGAATTGATAATGTATATGGTGATCGCAATCTTGTATGCGCTTGTTCAAATTATTTTGATGAAATTAGTGATGGATCTTAAAGATTGGTTAAACTCGATAAATTATACAAAGAAAAATTTAATTGATGAAGATCCATCTATTGAAAAAGATTATCCTCCTTACATAGTTAATCGTTGCATGTCAGGTCATCTTGACGCAATTATGTTTGCAAATGAGATGAATATGTATAACTTCTTACCAAAGAAGATGCAATATGACTTTTTTATAAATATCCTCAGAACTAAGAAGAGATACTCTCCTTGGCTCCGCAAAGATACAATTAAAGATATTGATCATGTAAAACGTTACTATGGTTATAGTAATGAAAAAGCAAAGCAAGCATTGAATATTTTAACTAAAGAACAACTTGCTTTCATTAAATCGAAGTTTGAAACTGGAGGAACAAAATGAGTGTGGTGCAAGTCCCAGAGGTAACATGGGCACCTGATAAAATGGTCGAAGTGGTTTTAGGTGAACCAGATGATTTTTTAAAAGTCCGTGAGACATTAACACGTATCGGAGTCGCATCTCGGAAGGAAAAGAAAATATATCAATCTTGTCATATTCTACACAAGCAGGGAAGGTATTATCTTGTCCACTTCAAAGAATTATTTGCCCTCGATGGCAAGCACGCTAACCTTACTATTAACGATGTTCAGCGTCGGAATCGTATTGCTCAGCTTCTTGCTGATTGGGGTCTCATAAGCATTGTTAACGTAGAAACAATCAAAGACATTGCACCTTTGAATCAGATTAAAGTATTAGCATATAAAGACAAAGGTGACTGGATACTAGAAACGAAGTATAATATAGGTAGCAAGAAGAAAAAACTTG